TCCTTTAATGATTTTTGAAATTGATTAAAACTTCTATCACTCATTTCACTTATTCTAGCTAAATCTAGTGCTCTACCCATAAATTTTTGCAAAGCATTAGAGACTACTTTTTTTATATTATCTTCTTCTTTTATTATTTCGTTGTCATGAACCTTATTATCCATAATCAAATCTTTCCTTTTTTAAGGTTCATTCACGGACTGGTAGGTGCCCTATTTGAACTCTAGAATTATCTATGAAAAAAGTAATATTATACTATTATAATATATTAATTACTGCTCCACAATGTGGACACTTTATAGATATTTTTTCTGCTTTTTTAATTAGTATAATTTCGTCCTTATATTTTATATCCACACTGTCATCTGCCTTTTTAGCTATTAATCTAAAGCATACAGGACATTTAATCTTGTTTGCTGAATTATTTATTAACTCTCTTTCAGATTCAAATTGTTCAATATCTTTTAATACTGTTTTAATTTTTTCAGGTGATCCTTTTTTCTCTATTGCCATATTATTCTCCTATATTTGTGTCAGGAAGAGGTGATTCTGACGATGTTTCATCTAGTGCTAGAGGTGGGGGTGGAGGTGGGGTAAGACCTGTTTCTGTCCCTACTGTTTTATCTGTTCTGACCTCATCTTTAGATTGATCGAATTTTTCAGGAATTCTTTTACCATCAGTTTTATCATATATTGTACCTTTTTCCTCTTCAAGTTGTCTTCTTTCCATATCATAATCTAGATTGCTGAATTTACTAAATAAAGTTTTAGTTGAAACAAAGCCTTTAGAATGGAGGTCCTGATACACTTTTCTTTCATCATCTTCATCAAGTCTAAGACTTTTTTCCCACTCAATTTTAGGAAGAATTAATTTTTTAAATTTTCCTTTATGTATAAAAAAATTATTTTCTTCACTTACTCGTCTAAACACATGGTTGTATATCCACCTTTCGAATGTATCTCTTACTATTTGATATTCCATCATCAATTTATTTAAAGAGATAGTTTTAGTATTTGAAAAGGAAGGTCCTTCTCCTAATATTAAATTCTTATTAACTCCTAGACCAACTAAGATCTGATTTTCAACATATCCAAGGTCTTCATAAATATTTAATAATTTATCTTTTACCCCTAATACTTTATAATCTACTATAGGAGGATAGACCATCGAGAAAGGAGGATTCTGAATAGCCGCATTGAGCATATTTTTAAAATTTTCAAGATCTTCATCAGAAGGAAGAATATTTTTATCTATATTGCCAAGAGTCCATAATTCAAATGGCAATTGATGACGCTCGGCTATTTTCATCTGAGCTAAACGTATATAATCTTGATATATTAATATTTTAAATAAACATTGTATTATAGGTGTACCTCTCAAAGCAGATGGGCTAGTTAATCTAGCAATTATTGAAACGTTTTCATTATCTAATTTAACGTTCTTATTTGATTTAATTGCTTCAATCATTGCTTCAGGGATTTTACTTGTATCGACACTTGGATCATTTACTTGTTTTTTTATTTCATCTGTTAAAATAAGTTCAAATCTTACGCTATCATCAAATAATCCTTGTTTGACCTCGACTAATTCAGGTTCTAATAATATAAACTTTTTCCATCTTTTTTCTTTCTCATCCCATTCACCCATTGGGATAGCCTCTCCATAAAGATGATACGATAAACTAGCTTGTAAAATAAATTCATACAAATTCCATCTTTCATTATCAACGATGTCATTAAAATATTCTATTATTTCTTTATCTTCTCCTATTAATTTAAACTTAGAAAATGGATATCTACTGTGAAACATTATAATTGATTGAATATAAGGTTCCAAATTAAAATATATTCTCGCCCATCTTAAAACTTCTTGCCTACTTTTAGGTAATAGCCAGGTTTCTGGAGTTAATTCTGGTGTATAAAATTGAGCACTAGTAAGAGAAACAGAACCAGCAGCTGCTGAAGCCTGTTTGATAATAGTATTTTTATTTAAATCTTTATTCCATAATTCTCCTATCTTTTTTATTCCTTCTTTATTGTCGTTGTTCATCATCAACCTCCAGAATTTCTATTTGCCTTTTTAAATTTTGTTCTGCTGATCTTAAATAGTTATAATCAAAATCTGTTTCATTTTTTATGAAAACTTCGATATCTTTTAATTCATTTACAATCTGATATAATCTTACTAAAATATTTTTCTTGTCCATAATTTTCCACCTGTATTAAAAACACTAGATTTAAATAGTCCAGTACATTGTCTGACTCCTGGAAGTTGATATCCTATTGCTAATCCTTCAGTCAACATATTATCAGCAGCGAAGACTCCAAGTGCATTAGAAAAACAACCGTCATCATGTAATTCATCAGGCGATTTGATTTCATGATTTATTCCTGAAGATGAAATATGTCTTTCTAGAGAACACCACTCTTCAAAGTGTTTTTTAAGCGTTTTATACACTTCATTCTTAGGAATCATACTATTAACAACAGTGTATGGATAAAAGAATCTATCATTTCTTAATTCTAATATAATATGATCTATCATCGCATTCTTGAAGTTTTTTCCACTTTTAGGATCTTTGCTATGAAAATATAAACCTTTAATAGGGATTCCTTCTTTAATCATTATATCAACAAGTCCTGACCCCATATTCCCATAGTCAGCTAATCCAAATTTACATTTAAATCTTCCTTTTTGTGGATGTATTAAATATATTATTTCTCCAACCTGAGTGGATAAATCACCTTTCCATTCATGAGCAAATACTACTTCTTTTCTATTATCAGGAGTTTTTCTAATTACAGAAAGAGCAGTAAAATCACTTTTTTCTTTATTTCCAGTTACTACACCACCTGCAAAATCTAAACCGAAATAATACTCATCGTATGGATTACCTACTTCTAGGGGCTCAAATGAACCTGAAGATAATTTTATTTGGTCATCTTCTGTTAATACTAGACTTAAATTATTTAACCAAGTCATCTCATATTGTGTAATAAAGTCTTCTTCTGACATATTTGTAGTAGACTCAAACCACAATTCAGGATTATTAGGAAAGTTTTTAATCTTTAATGATTTAGGCATTTGTTCTATTATTACTCTTGGATATAATTGATTATTTATCTTAATAGAACCACCCAGGTGATATTTGGGACACTTTTTCCAATCATGAATAATCTTTGTATATGGACTTCCTTCCTGAAAAGCCCTCCAAAAATGACCTTTATACAAAGGAACACCTAATTGAATAATCTTTCCAATTGGGGATGACGAAATCATTGGGGCTAATCTTTGGGAAAATGAGAAATCTGAAATCCTTTGGGATTCATCACATACTAGGATATCGAAGTGATAGCCTTCTCCCTCAGTTTCCTGGGCTGCAGATTGAGCCATAATGGATGATCCATTTTTAAACAAAAGAAATGTTTTATTACAACGATCTAATTCTAAATATGTATTTTTAATTCTTTCGTTTAGAACTCTTATGTTTATTTCATCTAATATTCTAATGGCCTGAGCTGCCTTTGGACCGAAAACACCTATTTGAAGTTTAGGATATATGATACATAGAAAAACTATTCCTGCTGCAACTGCAAATGTTTTTCCAGAGGATCTACCACCTATTATAGCCACATATTTTTCATTTAAATTAGTAACAGAATCTAGAATTTCTATTTGGTTATCATATAAATCAATATTTAATTCTTTGATAAACCAATAGGATGGATCGAATACAGAATCTAGAGTGTTAAAAACTCTATCTGCAATAGTTCTATTTATTTCACCAGAAAAGATTTCGTTTATTATGTCCATTTGAAACTTTCGCCTTTAAAGCGTTATTTCTTATCTATATTAAATGCTACTTTATATCAATCTTATTCTTTAATGAAGCAGGAGCGGGAGCTACTTGCCCTGGTGTTAGTACATCAAGCACTTTATCTAACATCGAAGGCTTAGCCTCTTCAACCTCTATATTTTCTAATTCTCTACCTGCTTCCTTTACATTAGAAATCAAATTTTGTAATGT